GGACATCAAGGAGCTGAAGCAGCTCAGGGGGCTGAAGTGAAGCTGCAGCTGATCGACGACTGGCGCAAGGCCTGGAAGCTGGCATCCGTGTGGGTGTTCGGTCTGGTGACCTTGTTCCCGGACATCTACGACGCGATCGCTGCCATGGGCTGGATGGACGAACTGCCGGACTCGGCGAAGTGGTCCATCCGTGGGCTTGGCGTCCTGGGCGTCATTGCCCGCGTGCTATCCCGGAGGAAGCCGCCGTGCTGATCCCTGACCCTCTGCGGCCCTACGTTGGCCTGATCCGCGTGGGGCTGTGGATTGCGGCAGTCGCCGCGGTCGCCCGCTTCACAGGGCAACGGGAGGTCAGCGCGGACGGCACAGCCACCGTGCGCTCGACCGGGACATACACCACCTTGGGCAGGTCAGGCTTCTCAGCCTTGCTGCAGCTGCCGAACCCGCACAGTGGCAGGGCCGCAGCCAGGATCACAGCAACGGAATGGCGTCGCATAGGGTCTGCTCCAACTGCTGCCGGCATCCCGGCTGGTTCTTGGCCGCCTGCAGCGCCTGCTCGGCTTGGGTCGCGCGGCGCTGGCTCTGGGCTGCGGCTGCCTCGCTGAGCGCCAGCGAGCAGCTGGCCCCGGCCGGCGACCATAAGCAGGTGAAGCCATGAGCATCGACCGTTGGAACAACGAAGACTCGGCCCGCCTGAAGCGGGTTGAAGAGAAGCAGGACGCCCTGCTGGCGGCGCTGGCAGCTGAGGGCGACGACGAGCAGGAAGAGCCAGCCCGTAGCCTGGACGGTGAGCTGGTGCCCGGCGAGCGCGACCAGTCCCAGAGCCTCGGCTGATGGCGAGGGTGACCACGCTGGCACCGCGCATCGCCAGCGCACCCAGCAGGTTGAAGCCCACGGCACCGGTGGCACCCAGCTACGGGAAGGGCAGGGGCGGCAGGCCCTGGCGCAGGAAGCGCGACGCAGTGATGCGGCGGGACCAGTACCTGTGTCAGCCCTGCAAGCAGCAAGGACGCATCACCGAAGCCACTGAGGTGGATCACATCGTCAACGTGGCCGAGGGCGGCAGCGACGACGAGACGAACCTGCAGGCGATCTGCACCGAATGCCATGGGGTGAAGACCCAGGCAGAGGCAAGGCGAGGTGCGGCACGACGTTGAACCGACCGCGTGGAACCAAACGCGACGCGACGACTGTTTCACATCGGTGGGAATAGGCCCGGGGGGAGGGAGAAAACTTCGTGCCCTTTGCCACGGACACCCGCCGCCCACTCATTCAGAGGTTTTTTTCTCGCTCCGGAGATTTCACCGGAGCGCTTTCCAGAGCAAATAACGGCTGATCCGACATGGCACGACCCGCACACAAGCCGACCAAGGCCACGCAGCTGAAGGTTGCCGTCGCTGCCGGTGGCGGCATGCGGCACGAAGAGATCGCCAACGCGCTGGGCATCACCATCCCAACCCTGCGCAAGCACTACGCCACCGAGCTTTCCTCGGGCGCGTCCCTGAAGCGAATGGAGGTCCTCGCGGTGGCCTTCCGGTCGGCAACCAAGAAGGGCAACACGTCGGCGGCCAGACTGTACCTGCAGCACTCGCCGGAGTTCGAAGTGGCGCCGGCAGCACCTGAGCAACAGGCGCCGGAAGCTCCGAAGCCGGAAGGGAAGAAGGCCCAGGCAAACGCGAAGGCGGTGGGTGCCGAGGTCGGTACCGGGTGGGAAGGGCTGCTGGGCGAGAACGTCACACCCATCCATCGGGCAGCGGGTAAGTGAGCTGGGATCTCTCCTGCCGGGACTGGTGGGAGCGTCTACACGCTGGGCAGGTCCCGGTCGGCAACCTGCCGCTGTGGACCGACCAGGCCGAGCGTGCCGCAGCGATCTTCGGACGTCTGCGGCTGGCCGATGTGCCCGGCACGCCGACGGTGGCGGAAGCAGGTGGTGAGTGGTTCCAGGAAGTGGTCCGCTGCATGTTCGGTGCGGTGGACCCGGCGACCGGGCAGCGCGAGATTCGCGACCTGTTCGCCCTGGTGCCAAAGAAGAACGCGAAGACCACGTTCGGCGCGCTGGGCATGGTCACTGCGGTGCTGCTCAACAAGCGCCCGCGCGCGACGTTCCTGATGACGGCACCGGTGCAGGACACGGCGCAGCTGGCGTTCGACGCCGCCGCCGGCGCGATCGAGCTGGACCCGGTGCTGGATGCCAAGTTCCACATCCGCCACCACCTGAAGACGATCATCCACCGCGAGACGAAGGCCTCACTGGAGATCATGACGTTTGACCCCGGTGTGCTGACCGGCATCAAGGTGTCGGGCGGGGCGCTGATCGATGAGCTGCACGTCTGCGCGAAGAAGTCGAAGGCGCCGCAGGCGCTGCGGCAGATCCGCGGCGGCATGGTGCCGTACCCGGAAGCGTTCCTGTGGTTCATCACCACGCAGAGCGATGAACAGCCTGTAGGGGTGTTCGCCGATGAGCTGCAGAAGGCCCGCGACATCCGTGACGGCAAGCGGGTCGGCAAGATGCTGCCGGTGCTGTTCGAGTTCCCGCAGGAGTTGCAGGAGTCAAAGGATCAGCGGTGGAAGGACCCGCAGCTGTGGCCGCTGCTGAACCCGAACATCGGCCGGGCCATCACGCTGGAGCGGATGGTGGAGGAGTTCGACGACGCGGTGGGGACCAGCGAGGCCGAGCTGCGCAGCTGGGCCTCTCAGCACCTCAACGTGCAGATCGGTGTGGCACTGCACCAAGGGAGCTGGGCCGGCGCCGAGTTCTGGGAGGCGCAGGCGGACAAGCGGATCACCCTGGACGGGATGATCAGCCGATGCGATGCGATCACGGTCGGCATCGATGGCGGCGGACTGGATGACCTGCTCGGCCTGTCGTTCTGCGGCAGGGACAAGCACACGAAGCGGAAGCTGCTGCTGAGCCGGGCATTCGCCCATCCCAAGGCGCTGAAGCGCCGGAAGGGCGAAGAGGCCCGCTACGAGGATTTCAAGGCTGACGGGCACCTGATGGTCGGCGCCGAGGAAGAAGAAGGCGCGACGGACCTGCGCGAGATGGCGGCGATGGTGAAGCGGGTGGCCAAGGCCCGGCTGCTGGCCGGGATCGGTGTCGACCCTTCCGGCCTGGGCACGGTGCTGGACGCGCTGGCCGCCGAGAAGATCGATGCCGATCTGATCGTGGGCATCCGGCAGGGCTGGCAGCTGACCGGCACCTGCAAGGTATTCGAGCGTTGGCTGGCCGATGGCCTGCTTACGCATGACGGCTCGCGGCTGATGGATTGGTGCGTGGGCAATGCCAAGGTCGAGGCGTCGAAGAACGCCCTGTATGTGACCAAGGCAGCCAGCGGGGTAGGGAAGATCGACCCCCTGATGGCGGCGATGAATGCCGTGGAGCTGATGTCTCGGAACCCCGAGCCGAAGAACAAGAAACTCGTCCTCATGACCGTGGGTGGAAGCCGATGAAGAATGAAAACCGCGCCTACAGCTTGCTGGAGGTGAAGGACTACGACGACGACCAGCAGATCATCACCGGCTGGGCGACCACGCCGGAACCCGACCGCTATGGCGACGTCGTCGAGCCCCTGGGCGCCAAGTTCGCGGCCGAGCTTCCGCTGCTGTGGCAGCACCGCCACGACAGCCCGGTGGGCATCGTGAAGTTCGGCAAGCCGACGGCCAAGGGCATCCCGTTCACGGCGAGCGTGGCGAAGATCGCTACTGCTGGCGCCTTGAAGGACCTCTGTGATCTGGCCTGGCAGTCGGTGAAGGAGAAGCTGGTGCGCGGCGTGTCGATCGGCTTCCGGGCGCTGGAGTACAGCTACATGGATGGCGGCGGTATCCGGTTCACCGAGACCGAGATCTACGAGCTTTCCCTGGTCACCATCCCGGCCAACGCCGCGGCGACCATCCAGACGATCAAGGCCATGGACACCGCCGGCGGACGCCGCTCGGCGAACTACGGCGTCCCCCTCATCCAGCGCCAGGCGGCCAAGGTCGAACGACCCGCTGGCGGCGCGGTGAAGCTGCTGCACTGAAGCATCGGGCCGCATGGCCCTGCGGGGTGGAACCCGCATCCCATCATTTGCAGGCACTGCCCGGCGTGGAACCCGGGCCGAACGGCTGCGCCACAAGGAAACTGACATGACCCTCGCAGAACAGCTGGAAGCCCTCCGCGCAACCCGCGCCGAGCTGGAAAAGAAGCTCAGCACCGTCGTCGAGAAGTCGATGGCCGAGAAGCGCTCGATGAACACCGCCGAGCAGGAGGAGTTCGACGGCATCGGCGAACAGATCAAGAACCTGGACGGTGACATCGAACGCTTCGATAAGCTGCTGGCGATCCAGGCCAAGTCGGCCAAGCCGGTCGGTCCCATCGCCGACGAGAACGGCAACCGCGTCGGTGGCGGCGAAGGCCGTGCCCTGGAGCCGGTCCAGGTGAAGAACACCCAGAAGTTGGAGAAGGGCATCGAGTTCGCTCGCTACGCCATGTGCCAGCTGAAGGCCAAGGGCAATGCCGAAAAGGCGTTCCGCCTCGCCGAGCGCCATTTCCCGGAAAGCGAGCGCGTGGTGCGCACGCTGAAGGCCCAGGCCGAGGGCGCTGACCTCGAACTGATCATGAAGGCGACGATCGAAGCCGGCACCACGCTGGATCCGACCTTCGCTGCGCCGCTGGTGGACTACCAGAACTTCGCTGGCGACTTCGTCGAGTTCCAGCGCCCGCGGGGCATCATCGGCCAGTTCGGTCAGGGCAACATCCCGGCGCTGAACAGCATCCCATTCAACGTGCGCATCGCCGGCCAGACCAGCGGCGGCAGCGCCGGCTGGGTGGGTGAGGGCGCCCCGAAGCCGCTCACCGCGTTCGATTTCAACGCGACCGAGCTGCGCTGGGCGAAGGTCGCTGCAATCTCGGTTCTGACCAACGAGCTGATCCGCTTCTCCAGCCCGTCGGCCGAGCGACTGGTTCGCGATGCGCTGGCCGCTGCCGTGAATGAGCGTCTGGACATCGACTTCGTCAACCCGGCGAAGGCTGCCGTGGCCAATGTGTCCCCGGCATCGATCACCAACGGCGCGACCGCGATTCCTTCCTCGGGCAATGATGCCGACGCCATCCGTGCGGACCTGAAGGCGCTGTGGGCACCGTTCATCGCGGCGCGCAATCCGCCGCGCAGCGCGGTGTACATCATGGACAGCACCACCGCGCTGGCCCTGAGCCTGATGCTCAACCCGCTGGGTCAGCTGGAGTTCCCGGGCATCACCATGAACGGCGGCACCTTCAACGGTGTGCCGGTGATCGTGTCCGACTACCTGCCGGTCACCAGCGATGGCGGCATCGTGGTGCTGGTCAACGCATCCGACATCTGGCTGGCGGACGACGGCCAGGTCACGGTCGACGCATCGCAGGAAGCTTCGCTGCAGATGCTGGACAACCCGACCAACAACTCGGCAAGCGGCACGCCGACCACCATGGTCTCGATGTTCCAGACCAACAGCACGGCCTTCCGCGCAGAGCGCTACATCAACTGGGCACGGCGTCGCGCATCCGGCGTCGCCTACCTGACCGGCGTGAGCTGGGGCGGCGCGTAATCAACGGCGATCGGCGGCGGTGGGGGCTTCGGCCCCTGCCGCTTTCGTGCGTTCACAGGACCAGGTGAGGACATCATGACCAAGGTCGAGATCGAGAAGCGTGGCAGGGTGGCGAAAGTCCACCCGCGAGTGGCCGACATGCTGGTGCAGCGCCATGGGTATCTGCGCCGCGACATGCAGGCGCAGCAGCTGGCCGGCCCGACGCCGGAAGAGCTGGCAGCAGCGCAGCAGAAGGCCGCGGAAGCCAGGGCACGGAAGGCTGCCGAGGCCGCTGCCAAGAAGGCGGCGAAGAAAGCCGAAGCGCAGCAGAAGGCCGCGGAAGCCAAGGGCAAAGACTGATGACCGGATTCTCGCCCCGCGAACTGGCCACTGCGATGGGCGTTCGCCAGCATGGCGTCGAGTACCTGCGGAGCCTGTCGCCGGTCGACGCGCGGCCGGGGCGAGAGGGCTGGCACTCGCTGACCGTGCGCGAGCCGTTCTCCGGCGCATGGCAGCAGAACAAGGAAGAGCGGCACAGCACGATCCTCTGCTACCCGACCCTATACGCCTGCCTCCTTCGGCAGCAGGTTCTCGCCGGC